CTGCAAATAGTTGAGATTTTAACATTGCTTCTTTTAAAGGAGACTTTCTATTTTTTGGAGCACCTTTTACAGGAACAGGAGCTCTAAGTTTTGCTAGTCTCATATCTTCTTTTTCTTGATTTCTTTTATCAGCTAATTGCGTAGCATTTAATGGTCCGTCACCATACATCTTTTTATAGTCTCTACCCATCTTATCAATACGGGCACTATGACCAAGCTCGTCAAATTCTGCTAACATTTTATCATCAGCTCCAGCAGTTTGCATAACCGCTCTCATATTAAGCATACCCATAAGACCTTGAGTTTTTTCTATACCATCACCACCCATAACTCCTTGGACCATAGCCATAATATTATCTTTTTCTCCATACTTAACAGCGTTATTAGCTTGTTGAAGTATGTCTTCTCTCTTCATACCCGGACCATAATAAGAGTTAGGTGCTGATGCGTATAATTCTTGCCTATCTCGCTCTTGTCTTTCAGCTCTTTCTGCATCAGCTTTTCGTATCATCGTGTTTGTATATAGTTGGTTTCGTCTTTGAATATCTTCACTAGCTATCATATTATCTACGTTAGCTTCAGCTCTTGATTGCATTGTAGCGTTGTTATCCATCATTCTTTTTAAAGCTGGATTAGACCTCATATCGTCTGGGGTATAACCTAACTCATCTACCAAGTAATTAGCTTGAGCCATTTGAGTAGGGTCCATTTGAGGTGGCTGAACAGTGTTGCCTAAGCCTCCTGTTAATTCAGAAAAAGTTATCTTACCTTTATTCATTTTATTAAAAGTTTCAACTCCACCCGGATTATTCATAGCTACATCTCGTATAGCTTCTCTTCCTATATCTCCACCTAGACCTCTAGCTTGGTCAAATTGATTTCTTAAGTTAGCTTCTTGAAGAACTTTCTGGTCCATTTGTTGATTTTGAATCCTTGCTCTTCTGTCTTGCTGTGCATTGTTAACGGGCATACCTGTAAACTTAGCTTGAGCTGGTAAATTTTTAAGGTAATTGTCTGTTAAATTTTTACGTTCGTTTTTCTTATTAAATAATTGATAGTTTCTATCAGCATCACTATGAGAAATAGACTCTACGTTTATAGCGTCTAATCTTTTTAAACCAGATAAATACTTTTCTAAATTTTTATCCGCCATAAAGATACCCTCCCATTCTCATTTTAACTTTTCCTTTATCAAATCTAGGAGCTTTTTCATTATTAATTTCATCAAGATTTTCTTTACCTATGGCATTAACTGCATTTCTATTTAATACATATTCGCCGGGTTCTAGTTTAGCATCTACTACATCACCGGGCAGTGGGCTGTATTGACCACCTTCTTGATATCTATTCATACCCTGTGCTTTCCTTTCTGCTGATGCTTTTCTTCCAAATTCCCTTCTCATTTCGTCATATCTATCTCTATCTACTTGATTAATTAAATCTTCGTTGCTTTCTTTGAAAATTTTACCTGACCTATGTCTACCATATAAATGCCCTGCTACGCCTAATAAAGCAGGACTAACACCTGTTGCCATACCTAATAAACCTGCACCAAGCTGTCCTTTAACTCCACCCATAAACTTTTCACCTTTCAGTCCTTGGTTGTATCTAAACATATGAAGTAAAAAACTACTGTCATCTGTAGGACCATTACCTACTGGTTTAGGATTTTCTGGGTCTTCTACTTCACCACCTGTATTATATCCTACTGCACCACCTTCTTGTAAAAAAGAACTTGCTCCACCTAAAGCCATTGCAGGGTTACCCATTAGTAATCCACCGCCAATTTTTAAAGCTCCACCAAGCATTGCACCTTTTCTAGCCTGTGCCCTTGCATCAACTTTTTTATTGTACTCTCTAGCAGATTCGCCCATATTAAAACCTGATTGTGCAATCTGACCTTGATTAGCTAAGACACCGCCCATTGTTCCAAGTGCACTTTCTTGCTGTTGAAACATTCCTTTTTGATATTGGTCCATAACTCCAGACTGAGCTTTTCTTGCCATATCTTGTTGTTGGAAAGCCATTGCCGCCGCTGGAGCACCACCCGCACTAGCCGCTCCTCTTTGTGCTAACCTAGCTGATTCAGCCGCATTGTCAGCACTACTACTTTCCATCATTGCTAATCTAGAACGATTTAACTCACTATTAACATCCATTTGTTGCTCAGCAATACCCATCATTTTTTCGTAACCAGTATTGGTACCTGCCATTGCTTTATTATAACGACCTTGCTGTGCTTCAATGTCTATAGCATCTTGCTTACCAGACTTTTTATCTATCCAATCACTTAACCAACTCATATCTATACCTTATGTATCTATTTAATATAACTATTTTTTAAATTCAAAACCACTCACAGATGAATTACTTGACCTTATCCAACCCTTAACGCTTTTTATCTCCACATAAGGCGTATCTTTATCTATAATTACTCTTATAGAACCAACTTTACCACTACTAGATGTTTTATCTTCACCCTGTATTAGCTCTTTTAACTCATCAATTTTGTTTGTTACTTCTTGCCCAAAAAACTTATCAGTATCACCTTTAAATATTCCAGAAGGTTTACCAATAGCTTTTGATTTTTTAATAATCTTTTTAATTTTCATTATTTAGGTCTCTTAGGTTTGTAAATTACCGATGTTGCTTTAGCTCTGACATCACGATTAGTATTACTACCAGCTATCTTTAACTTTACCCAATGCAGTTTCCCATTATCTACATTAGCTAATTTAATAGCTGTATTAGTACTGCCAGAAAAACTACTACTTACATCTTGACCACTTTGCCAAGCTGAATTGTTTTCTGGAACTTTGTATTGTAAACTAATATTAGCTCTGTCAGAGCCTTCTACTTTTATGTTCCTGACTTTCTTGTCAACCATAGTCTCACCCATACCCAGTTTCTTTGAGTGCCACTCCCAATCGGCTCTTTCACTAGTCCTACTTAAATATTTTTGTATCTTGTTATTATCTAATAATAATACAGTATGTCCATCTTTTGTTAATAATGTGTCTTTTACTTTTCCATCAGTTTGCCAAAGGTCCCATCTCCTTTTACCAAGTGAATATGCCCAGCATAAGTTATATGCAGTACCGCTTATTGTTCTTGTAAAAAATAATAGTATTGATTTTCTTTTAGCATCATAACCAAATCTTACATTGTCTTTTTCTTCGTTAGTTAAATTTAACCAACCGTAATCATCTACATTTAATATTGGTCCTCCTATAGGACTAACTTGAGGTGTAGATATATAAATATTTCTGTAATCTGCCCATATAAACCCAGCATCAGTAACCATTTTAGTTTGAGTGTTTATACAACCAATACCCTCTACAGTATCTTCAGTATATAAAGTTTCAGGATTTACCATAGCCATTTGATTATTACTAAAAGCAAAAAGTTTACCTTGAAAACCCTGTAAAGCTATAGGTACAAAAGGTAGTTGTAAAAAATCTTTAGACCAATCAAATACAGAATACTTAGCAGGTTGAGACCTGAATACATAATTACTAGCATCTTCTACCTCTGAGTGGCTACAATTACCAACAAACATATACCCATTAAGCTGAGCATTACAGCTATAATTTATATGTAGATTGTACATATTCTCACTAAGTCCATTAATAGCTTCGTATGTAGCTTCAGCGTCTCCTGTGTCAATTACATCAAACTCAAAATAACCTGTAGTTGCATTCCATCCAAAAGATTTTAAAGAAACTTCTTGTATAAATCTATATTGACTTTGTGGGTCAGTAGAACCATCTGTAAGAGATATAGCTCTATAAACTGCAACTCCTGTAACCCTAGATGGTATTTCAAATCCACCTTTAATTTGTACAGTTACTTTTAAATGTGTTCCAACATCCTTAGCACTTGCTAATTCAACAGCAGGGTCTCCTCCATCAGTTGTCTCATCATCAGGGTCATTATCATCACCAGCAGGACCTGCCGATGTTGTAGATATAAATGCAGTTTCTTGATATCCATCTAATACTAAAGAGGCTCTATAAAAAGCAGTGTTAACTCCTAGTGGTCCAGCCCAATCAGTTCCTGTCACTGTTACTGGTGTAGTTATGTTAAAATAATTACCACCACCTGAACTAAATAAATTAGTAGTAGTCCCTCCATTCCTAGCTATCATTTTAAAAAAAGCTATATCTTGAAAAGCATCATTTTTTACAGCGTAAGCATAATCAGCTACATCATCATTTGGATGCCATACAGTAGTAGCTCCATCTTTCCAATCTGTACTAGGTGCCCACCAATTAGTCTCTGTTAATCTGTAACCATTTTTATCGTCTCCAGTAGAACCAATTATAGGAAGGTATTGAGTTTTCTGTGCTAAATCAGCATTAGCATTAGTTCCAGTACTAATCGCATAGAAATAAGTAGAACTTTGCTTATAGTCTGTTACATAGTCAGGTTGAGCTAAACCTTTTTCCCAAGAAGTATAAGCATTATACGGATGGTCAGTAGTTTGCTTGTTCCAATCGTTTGGAAATATATCTACAGTAGGATGAGAACCAGTTGTAGTTTGTAAATTCATAGGTCTAGAAGCTTCATCTCCAAATCTATACAAGCCGTATTGCCTATTCCCTCTTCTTATGTAAGTCATAACAGCTCTTCTTCGAAGAGTGCCTTCTGTTAAAATATTGAACCTTCCGTTTAAACCAAACAATGGCTCATTGCTAGGACAAGCATCTAAATTTAGGCTTCCTATAGTGCTATCTTGATAAGGTGTAAGCTCACTTATATTAGCGTTGTCAGCTACGTTAGGTAAATTGCTTTTTAGTTGCACTGATAACTCTCTACTATCTTCCCAATCTACAGTGTGACTTAACATCTTAAACACTTGAGGTCCTTCAACAGTGCTTATAGGTATAAAGTTTGTTACCCATCTTAAAGGTCTGGCTTCTTGTTTTTTTAGGTAATCATTTACGACTACTTTTGCATCTGATTCTGAAACCTCTCCGTCTCTTCCATCAAGATATACTGGACCAAATAAATCAGCATAATGATAACCTGTATGACTTGCCGCTTCCCATTGCGTAATTACTTGTTCTGCATAACTTGCTGTATAGGCACCGCCTAAAATTCCACTACCTTGATTAGCGTATATAGGTGATGTAAACTCACAGGTATATCCTATTATAGGATTTTGACCTTGGTTATCATATCCACAAAACTCTAAAGAATGTAAATTAGGTACGTTTTCAATACCCCATAAGCCTCTTGGTAAAGCACCAGCATCTATAGATACAAATTGAAATTTTTTAATTTTATCGTCTAAAGGATTGTTTGGTTGACTAGCACCCCAAGTACCATAAACACTTACTGCGTCTACAGTATCTAATGTACTATTATCTCCGTTAACAAAAACCCAGTACCATCCCGGAGGTCTACTATATTGCTGACCATCAAGAGCGTCATAAGGTTGCATATTCTGCCAGTTTTCTGAATCTCCAACTTGACCTGAAGTAGATACAGTGTTTGGAGTTATGTTGTCCCAACTACCGGTTGCTACATTACCTTGTAAATAATCAGAGCCTACATCCATAGATGTTTTCCAAAGCCACTCATAAGAAGGATAATAAGAATCACTCCAATGAGCGTAGCAATCTCTAGCACCACTTATAACAAGAGTCCAATTAGTTCCTCCTGATATAGCTGAACTATAACTACTATGTCCCGGAGCTTTGTCGGGTATTAAAAGAATATCGTGTATTTTAGTTAACCCAGAATTATTTGAATCACCACTTCCACCAGCGTGAGAAACTGGATTGGTTATTCCGATAGTACAAATTCTATTAGGTGATTGCCCTACTAAAGTACCACTTCCAGAAGTATTAAGGTCGTATATGTCTACTTCAGCTATATATAAAGATGTATTAGTAGACTCCCTTACAATCATAAAGCCATCTGTATATTTATTACTATCAAAGATTCCTAAATATTTTTTAACAATGTAAGGTTGAGATTCAACAGTAACTTCAAATTGTCTATCAAGATTTCGATTATATACAAAAAATTTATTAGTATCTGTATCTTCTTTTAACCCAACAATAATTCTTGCATTTTTAGTAGCCTCTCCACCACCGCCTCTTAAAGCTATTGATTTATAAAAAGCATTTCTATCTGGAGTTTCTATAGAAGAAACAAGTACATCCATAGCTGGTTGAGATTTTAATTGCAACTCAGGTGTTTCTCCTGACATCCCTCCATTTTTATTATAACCAAGCCATCTAGCAGGTCTGTCTTTTCCCTTAGCTACATATATTTCTTTATTCTTAGTTTCAAAATCTAATCTACTATTAGATACAGGTCCTATATTAGTTTGAGCATTTAATATAGTAGGATTTTCTCCATCAATATTTTCAACAACACTTACATTTCCTGTGCCGTCAATAGCTAATAGATTTCTACTATCATCTATATCAATACCTTGTAAGTATTCTAAGTCACTACCTAAGTTTTCAAAAGTGTAATCTGCATAAGCAATAAAACACCACTTATCTCCTGTGGTATAAGTACTAGCATTATCTCTAGTAAACATTACACTAATTCCATTTCGTAGTGTATAGTTAGTATTTACTACTACAGTATCACCATACTCACTAACATCGCCATCCTTATCATACCAAGCTGACCATTCTGTAGCAACTTTTAAATTGCTTTGAGATGTGCCAAATATTGACAATGCAGTACCTGCGTTAGCAAGTGCTAAAGTAGAAGCTACAGAAAAAGTAGTGTCTGTAAGTTTTATAAAATAGTAAGTAAAATTGTTTTGCAATCCTTGTGTGCCCGGATTAGAGGGGCTTGTAAAGATAAAATTACTTAAACTCACTGTTTGACCAGTTACAATATTATGATTACTAGAAGTAGTAAATTTATTATTTGATATATCGCTTGTAACGTTTGATATTACAGTAGGTGTTTCACCTTTATATCTCCATAACCATTTATTACTAGACCTAACTTTTACTTCAAAATATTCATTTTGAGTACCTGTAAAGTTACCAGTTATAGCTAAGTAACTTTTATTGTTAGGATTAACTGCTCCAGTAAAAGCCATTAGTTAAGCTGATGTTGGTCTGGTTTAGCTGTTGTAACAACTGAAGATGAAGGATAAGAATAAGTAGTAGGTCTATTGTAACTAGTTAATTCTATTGTTGCTGTAAAACCTGTCTTTTTTAAATAGTTACTCTTAGGAACTCCTCTTAACTCCCCACTTGTTAAAGGGTCTATGTTAAGACTATAAGTAGCGGCATTTGTAGGTAGGTCTAATT